GCAGCGGCGGCGATTGGACGGTGCACGGCATCATCGGCCTGGATGTAGACGACAACATCTACGTGCTGGATTGGTGGCGGGAACAGGCAACCAGCGACGTTTGGGTTGAGTCGGCCATCGATATGATGGCGAAGTGGTCACCGATCCGGTGGGCTGAGGAGCGCGGACAGATTGAAAAAGGCGTGGGACCGTTTCTTGCCAAACGTATGCAAGAGCGGCGCGTGTATGTCATTCGCGAGGGGTTGACAAGTGCAAACGACAAAGCGACCAGAGCGCGATCCATACAGGGCCGCATGTCTATGGGCAAGGTGTTCTTTCCCAAGAGGCAGCCGTGGTGCGAGGAGCTGGTCAACGAGTTGATGAGGTTTCGCGGTGAGGGTCATGAGGTTGACGACCAGGTTGATGTCTTGGGGATGTTCGGGCGTCTGCTCGAGTCTATGTACGGCGCTGCATCGTCATTACCTGAGCGCAATACTGATTTTCGCAGTGGTGGCAACGTGGTGGATGAACTGAGACGCTTGGCAAAGCAGAGGGCATGAAAGCCGACGACCAAAAATACTGGCGCGACACCATCAAGAACTGTGAGCGGTTCTACGAGCCTAAGCACACGCGCTGGAAAAAGCTTATTAGCATCTACAACCTTGAGATGAAAGTCTCAGGGCTGGAGCGTGAGCACCTGGTGAAGGTGTCCACGTTCTTTCCGATGGTTCGCAAGCTCATTGCCAGCATTGCGTTCAATTATCCCAAAGTGTTTTTGAACGTCGATGACGAGCCGTTTGAATTTGGGTCTGAGGTGCTAGAGCGTCTTGCCAACGAGGCGTTGGATGTGATGCGCGTTAAGCCTGAGATCCACCAGGCGATTTTTGACGTGCTGTTCTGCTACCGGGGTTGGCTGAAGATCGGGTACAACACGGCCAACACTGAGGAGGTCGAGGCGCCCTACGTCTACAACGACGCGCTGATGGAGGACTTCACGTTCATCAAGCGCGTGTCGCCGTTCAATCTGATGGTGGACCCGCTGGTGCCGCCCAACGACTTCTCGAGCGCCCAGTATGTCATCGAAAAGATGCTGGTGCCGTTGCAGTTTGCGCAGAATGACGAGCGGTTCAGTCAGTTCAAGCGGCGGCTGACGCCCGTGGATGCAAAGGATGCCGACGGCATTATTGACGACCTGCTGGTGAGCTACAACAACGGGATGGTGGACACCAGCGAGGAAGAGGACGCCATCGCTGAGGCCAAGCGGCTCCAGAAAATGGTGATGCTGTACGAGATCCATGACCGCATCAACCAACGACGCATCGTGTTCGCCAACGACATTGAGGAGCCGATTGAGGACATCGAGCACCCGTTCCTGGCGCGGACGCCGATTACGCAGCCTGACCCGTTCGACCCGGCTGCGGAGTTGATGACGGGCGAGTTCAGTGAGCCGCAGGGGTGGCTGACGACCAACGGGTTTCCGTATTTCTCGATGGCGTTTGACATCGGTGACAATTTCTACGGCGTCCCGCTGATGGAGTATGTCAGGGACAGCCAGCAGTTGATCTTGGAGTCGCTGAGTCGGCGCGTGGACCTGTTGAAGAAGCATGCCCGCATCTCATTAGGGAACCGGGGCGAGAAAACGGCCAACCCGCACCTGCCTGACTCGTTGGGCAACCTTCAGGATGGCAGTGTGCTGTGGGTCAACGACCCCGGCACGGCTTTGCGTGAACTGTCCTGGGGCAACCCGCCCGCCGACCAGATCCAGCTCGAGCGTGACGCCCAGTTCTACGAGAGCAAGATCCTCAGCGTCGAGGCCCGCAACAGCAACACGGCAACAGAGGCCAGCATCAACGCGTCTGAAGCGCAGTTGAACCGCGAGTGGATGCAGGTGGCCGTCGTCGATGCGTATACCTGGATCATCGACAATGCGCTGTCGGTAATGTCCGACACCCGATATACGCCCAACGAATACATCCTGAACATTGCGCCAGAGGGTGAGCCGATCCGGTTGGCTTCTCTGGAGAACTATTGGCTGCAAGGGCGCCGCCGCATAGACATCGAGGCGGGGTCGATGCTGCCGCTGATTGAGCAGCTCGAGCGCGACGACACGCTGGGCTTGTTCGACCGACTGATACAGTTGCCAGAGGTGGACCGCAGTGCGGCGGTCAAGATGATGATTAAGGCGTTCAGGAAAGTGGATGTGGACACGCTGCTTAAAGACGACCGCAACGCTGATGCTATGAAGGCGGCGCAGATGGAGTTGATGGGATGGATATTGCGCGGCCAGGACCCTGGCGTCCAGCCAGAGGAGGACCATCAGACCCACCTGCGTCTGCAATCGCCAGAGGTGGTGCAGCAGAACCCGCAGTTTGCTCAGGTGCCGGTGGATCAGCAGCAGATGGTTCTGGCCGTGGCGCAGCAGCATGCTCAGGCGCATATGCAGTATTTGCAGCAGCAGGGCGGCGCCGTGGGATCGATGAGCGGCACGGGTCCGCAGGGACCGGATGACTTGATGAGTCAGGTGCAGAGCAACGCGCAGCGCGTGGCGTCGCTGATACAGACCAATGCCGTGAACGCGCAGAATACGGCGCAACTGTAGGAACGATGGCTGGCGAACTGCTCGAGATGTTACAGGGGCGTAATCGTCGGGGTCAGCCCCTGCCGTTTGCTACGGCCCGCCAGGATGAGCTTGCACGGGTGCCGTACGATCAGCGCGAGGGCAGCGGCGGTGGCGGTCATGCCGACTTGTTGAAACTGTTGCAGGGCGTGTACGAGTTTTCGCCAGCGGCAGACGTTGGCGATGTCGCCCAGGCTGCTCGAGATCCATCGCTGATGAATGTGGGCATTGCAGGTCTTGCGATGCTGGGTGGGCCACCTGGAGATTTTGCCAAGAATCTGCTTAAAGCTAGAAGAGCTGCTGTTAGTAAGGAATTACTGCACGGCACTTCTAAGAAGTTCACAAAATTTAAAGAGGGTCCGCATGGCGCAATTTATTTCAGCGAACCTAAACCAGGGGTTAGAACACAAGCTGAGGCAATAACTGGTGGACCGCATGGCGGTTATTTATTTGAAGCAAAAATAAAAGACCCTTCAAAAGTCGTTACGTTCGATCCACTAAACGATCCAAAAGCAAAAAAAATACTCGAGTCGGTTAAAACACAAGGTCACAGCCCTATAAAAGGGACACCGCATTACGTAGACATGCCAGCGGTTGTAGAAGCGGCCAAACCTCACGGCTACAATAAGTTTAAGGTGTATGAACCTGCTGCACACGGATCTGGGTCAACTAGCGTAGCGTTTACAGATCCAAGTCTTGTTGAGGTTCTGCGGCGTAAACGGGTAAAACACATTCCAAAGGATTGGAATGACCCAAAAGTCGTCGCTAATGAAGCGGTCTTAAACGCTGGAAACAACGTTGATGACGCCATTAAAGAACTTGAAAATGTGCGTAAAGCGAGAAAATCGGGGGCACTAGGCAGTCGCAATACGAATGAGATAGATGGAGCATTAAAACTGCTTAAAAAAAGTCTTTCAAATTAAGGAGTGAGCCATGCCAGTACAGCATGCCGTCGTTGGCGGCAGACACCGCGTAGTCGAGAACGAGACGGGCCAGCCCGCTGTGGGCGAGGATGGCGCTCCCATTGATGGTGGCGGCTTTGACACGCCTGAAGAGGCGCTGGCAATCGTGATGCAGATCAACAAAGCCATGTATGGCGATGAGGGCGCCCCTGCCGGTGGGCCAGCGGGTGGGCCAGCCATGGGTCCAGCAGCAGGTGGTGGCGACGTGCCGCCCGAAGCTCTGGCAACGATGCTTCAGCAGATGCGCTAATGCCGCGCCACGACTACCAGTGCGAGGACTGTGATCACCTCGAGTGCGACGTGATCACGCGCAACCTGCCCAAGTCTATGCCGTGTGAGTGCGGCGGGCAGATGTTTCGCACGTTCGCCAACTTCAACTTCAACGGCCACCTGGACGACCAACGCCACAACAAGATGTATGGCAAGTTCCATGCGGGCTTTGGCGAGGTGGTTGAAAGCTACGAGCATAAACAGGAACTGCTGAAGAAATACGAAGTCAGCGAAGCCGCCGACCCCGTGGGTGGGTCGCGGTCCTGGCGAGATCAGACACCTGACAACACGCAGACCGATACCGTCACGCCCGCCATCGATCTGACGCCCGACGAGGCGCAGCAGATGATGACGGGCAACACCAGTGCGGCCTTGCAGTCGCGCTTAGACAAACACGTAGAGGACATGTAATGCCCGAAGAGATGGACGCCGCACCGTCTGACGCTACACCCTCCGCTGACACGTCCGCTGATCAATCGAGCGGGAGCGAAATTGCTTCTGATCTGTTTGATGACGACGCACCTCAGCGAGAGCCTACGCCAGCCGCGAACGGTACCTCCGCACCCTTCGACCCCTCGAGCGTAGACATACGCCGCACCAAGCTCGATGAGATTCCCGAAGACCACCGCGCCTATTTTGAGCCAGCGTATAAGGCTTTGAAGAACCTGGAGAGCGGATACACCAAGCGCGACCAGGATCTGGCAGAGGCCCAGCGCCGGGCAGAGACGGTGGAGCAAGAATGGCGGGATCGTATCCAGCAGATTGCGGCACCTCCTCAGCCCACTCAGGCTGAACAGCTTAACGAGCAGTTGTCCGGTTCACATCTCAGCGAGGAGCAGCGCCAGGGCGTGGAGGTGGTGAGGCAGTTGATCGCCGCCGAAACTCAGCCCCTTCTGGCTGCTCTGGATGAGATGAAAACGGTTGTGCCTACGGTGCAGCAGTGGCAGCAGCAGCAAGAGGTCCAGAGTCAGGAAAAGCTGGCCTCTGAGATTGCTGACGCCAAAGAGGCACACGGCGAGGACGTGGAGAACTACGGTGAGCAGATCGCGGCGCTGATCAATACGGTCAACCCGCTGACAAAGGCCAACTATACCGTGCGGGAGTCGTATGAACTCGTCACGGGCAAGGCCCAGCAAGCTGCCAACGTTGCCCGCCAGACCGATGCCGACATTCGTCAGGCAACCAAGAGCCAGATTACGACACCTGCGACCACGGCTGTCAGCCACGATGGCGGCGGGGATATGTCTATCGCCGAAGCCCGTGCAGAGCTAGAGGCTCTGGGATTTGAACGCTAGTTAGACAGGAGATCAAACCGTGGCAGCAACCTCAACAACAGAGACGTGGGATGCCGCATGGACGTTGGCGATGCGGGCACACAGAAAGCGCCTCACCGACAACGTGTTCGATGAGTATCCGACGCTTCAGATGTTCAAGCAAGCCGGGAACCTCGAGACTGAGAGCGGCGGCAAAGAGATCAAAGAAGATCTCATGTATGGCAAGAACTCGAGCGAGTGGTTCAGCGACTACGACACGCTCAACACCGACGCGGTGGACGGCATCACGGCAGCCTTTTTCCCGTGGCGCTACCAGGCCGTGCCAATCACCATCTCGATGACTGAGGAGATGGAGAGCCGCAAGAGTGACGCAGCGGTCAAGCTGCTCACCGCCAAGACGCAGCAGTCGATGAACACCATCCGCGACAGCATCAACGCGGCGATCTACGGAGCGCAGTCGGGCAAGTCCATGCTAGGGCTTCAGGACATCGTGGCCGACTCCGCTGGCAGCACACTGGGTGGCATCAACTCCAGCAGCGAGACGTGGTGGGAAAACCAGCGCAACACAACCAGCACAGACTTCAACTCGTCGTCTGCGCCGTCGTATGCTGGCGTCCTCGTCCTCTCGAGCGTTTACAATAACGCGTCTGAGGGCAACGACCAGATTTCCGACATCTTCACGACTCTCACGCTGTTTACAGAGTTTCAGGACATCCTCGAGGGCACAGGATACCAGCGCCTGACGAGCGACCGTTCGCCGTTTGATGCTGGGTTCCCGGCTTTCCGCAATGCCGTGGTCAAGTACGACCGCGACTGCTCGAACCAACATGCCTACCTGCTCAACCGCAAGTATCTCAAGCTCAAGATGCAGAGCGGCATGAACTTCGCCAAAACGCCGTTTAAGGAGCCGACAAACCAGTTGGCTAAGGTGGCGTTTATCGTGGTCGGTTGTCAGTTGACCACCAACAACCGTCGTCGTCACGGCGTGGCAACGACACTCACGTAGACCATAGCCGTCAAGCCAATGGCGGTTCCACCCTGCTCATAGGGGATATGACAGATGTCAACGTATCGCAATCAGAACCACGCTCTGAACAAGGTCGGCGGTGCCGGCACGAAGCAGGGCATCTATGCCGAATCTTCGACGCCAAAGCATGCGATTGGCGAGAAGGTCGAGCTGGCCGATGGGCGTTGCTTCCGCTACGTCTACACGGCAGCAGCAATCAACCCCGGCCTCCTGGTATCTCAGGATGTCAGCGCAACAGCTATCGTCGAGTCGGATGGTAAGCTGACCGCCGCCAGTGCTGGGGCAACGGAGGTAACCTATACCGACAGCGGCACCGTCGGGTCGGCTACCGCCAACCAGTATGCGGGTGGATACCTGCATATCACTGACGATGCTGGTGAAGGTCACCAGTACAGGATCAAGAGCAACACGGCAGCATCATCGAACGCCGTGACCTTTACGCTCTACGACGGCCTTGTGGTTGCTGTAACCACAGACACCGACGTAGGCGTGACGGGTAGCCTCTACCACAACGTCGTTGGCGCCACGGCTGGAACAGACGGCGTCATCGCTGGCGTGACAACGCGTGGCCTCACATCCAACTATTACGGTTGGGTGCAGACGGCTGGCGTAGCTACGATCCTGGCAGACGGCTCGATCGCTATCTACGACAACCTCACGTTGTCTGATGGCGTTGCCGGTGCCGTGCAGTTGAAAGACGCAGAGACTGAGCCGCTCGTTGGCTTCGCCACCTTTGCACCCGATAACACGGGTCACGTTGGCGTGGTC